GAACATACTAAGAAATTAGCACCACCTCTAAGAGTCTTTTGGTGAATCTTATTAGATACTTTTTGGAATTTAGTTCCTAAAGTTTGGAACCATTGTCCTTGTGTATTATAAAATCCTAGATCTACATATCCACTATTATCAGAGTTTAGTGCTCTGTTATTTTGTGCATACCAGTACTCATCAGCAGCAGAAGCATCTTGAATTAACATATCCAAGTTTTCCAAATCAATTTCTAATGAAATATACTCACTCATGATTGAAGTTAATTCCGCTTCAGCATCCAAAGATTGGTAAGCGTTCAAATCTTGAGCAAATTCTGGTGTCCATTGTGCTTTTAACTTACGAGTTTTAGCAACAATAGCTTCAGATTTCATTTTGATATCAATTTGAGGGATCGCTAAATTATCAGCAGCTGTTGATTCAGCATTAGGGAATCCAGCTCCACTAGCATCTTCAAAATCACCTCTACGGTCATCAGTTGGTTGTTCGTTATAGTATAATACATTACCATCAGCATCAGGTGGTACACCTGCTGCAGATTGAGCGCCATTATATATAAAAAATACATCCGTACCATCAGTGCTAGTATATTGTGGTAAAATTTTAGTTTTACTATCTGCAGAATCAGCTGAACCTGAGTTTAAGAACCATGCTCTTACACCTTTTTGGTCACCTCTTGTTGGTAAAATAACTGATACTTTTGTAAGACCACCTGCTGCTATTGAAGCAGAAAGTGAAGAATCATAATCTACATCTGCCCATGAGGCTGTTGCATTAACTGTTGTTGCAGCAGCTTGTGAAGCTGAACGTTGATTGATTGAAAAACCAAATCTACCAGCACCATAAAGACCTCCTGATGGGTCAGAACCAGCACCTGGGTCTGTATTACCATACATTGAAGCAGGTGAAGTGTAAGCATCTCCAGCAGGTCCAAAGTTTAAGTTTTTACCTTGTCCATATTGGAAATCAAGGAAGAATACAAGACCTGAAGGTAGGTTCATTGGTTGAACAGACATGAATTCTTTAGTTGATAAAGATCCAAATACTTTTCTTACCAATGGAAGCGCTACTCCAGCCCATTGCTCACCTTGTCCAACTTGAAACGTACCTCCACCTTGGTTGGTAGCAGACGCTTCAGTCACAAGTTGTTTAGCTTGGTTTTCGAGGATCATCGCCATATTGTTTTTATCAATCTCGCCTCCGAGACCTTCTAACAATCCGGTTTTACCCCATTTTGATGCCATTTTAGCAGCATCACTCTGTAGGTTTTTGTAACCTTTTGCAGAGTTTTCGAGTAATGAATTAATTGTTGACATAATTTGTTTTTTTTGTCTTTTTTAGTTTTTAAATTTATTTAATAATACCTGCCAATTTTTGCATTCTAGCGAATACTTCGTTAGATTCAACAATTGGTTTTTTAGTTGTAGGTATTGTTGTCGCTTTAGAAGCTCTACCTAAGTTTTCTTTAATAGTTGATTTTTTAACTTTTAAACCTTCGTTTAAAGTTTCATATATCAACTTAGCTTCCTTAGTTGTATTTGCTTTGTCAAACGAGCTCAATACTTTTACTTTTTGACTTTCATTCAAGTTTTTAGCCTTGAAAATTTTATTTGAGTAAAGAAGTTTTGCATTTAATAAATTAGTTGCATTAGTTTCTTTAACAGCTTCATTTAAATCAGATTTTAAAGATTTGTTTTCAGCTTGAAGTTCAGACATTTCTTCAGAAACACCTTTATCGTCTTTAAGATCTTTAACTTTTGCTAAAGCTTCTTTTTTAGATTTTGCGCCTTTAAGTTTATCTTTTACTAATGCTACGCTTATACCTAATGCCGTAGCTATAAAAGGAGCAGCAGCAATAAGTATGCCAGAACCAAATTCTACAGCATCTGGGAGTAAAACTCCTTCTATTTCATCAAGTTCTTTTTCTTCAGTCATTTCTTCTTCAATTTCTTTTAATAGTTCTGTTAAATCAACTTCTTCTTCATCAGACATTTCCATTTCTTCACCTTCTTCTTCATCTTCAACATCTCCACCTTCAAGTTCGCCAGAAGCGACCATATCAGCGATTACGTCTTCGATCATTTTTTTAAGGTCTTCATCAGTCATGTCTTCAAGATCAAGTGGTTCTCCTTCTCCATCCATGTCATCGTCATCCATGTCCGCGTCGTCTTCTTCGTACATGCCTTCTTTAACATCTTCTTTGTCGTCGGATTTTTTTCCTTCATCTACTTTTTCTTCTTCTTCTAATTCAGCTAGTAGTTCTTCTAGATTCATTTCTTCGTCCATGTCTTCCTCGTACTTCATTTCGTCCATGTCTTCTTTGTGTTTCATTTCGTCCATGTCCTCATCATACATCATTTCGTCCATGTCTTCTTTGTGTTTCATTTCTTCATCCATGTCTTCTTCGTACTTCATTTCTTCATCCATGTCTTCTTCGTACTTCATTTCTTCATCCATTTCTTGGATTTTTGCAGAAAGCATTTCTTTTAAACGAGGTGTAAAAGCTTCTTCTAGAGCTGTCTTAGCGTTTGCTATTGCCATTTCTTTTACGGCTTTAGCATCTGCGATTGCTTCTTTAAGCAAATCTCTGTTTGTTGCCATTTTTCCTAAATTTTTATTTTGTTGGGAAAGTACGTTTATTTAAAAAACGTAATAGAATAATTAATTATGATGCCACATAGAATCGTGGCATATTCTCATATACATATATGAGGAGGAAGTAAAGTCGCACTACATTACAGGGCATGTACCCTTAGCGCAAAGTATTTCGGTAATAATTGAATTAGTACGAGCGTACTTATTTAAAAATGTTGTTCTTGATTCATTAAGGGCACCATTTTTCATCCATGAATCTGGGTTTGAAGGGTTTGATACTAAATCCCAAGTAAGTAATTCAAAGTCATCTTGTACTTCCATTACTTCTCCCATTTGTTTTAGTGAACCCATTCCACGAGAAGAAATACCTATAATTAAACCATTTTTAACTAATGCCCCTGCTATACGACCAGATTCAGTTCCAAGTGGGCCTTCATCACAAAATATTTCTACTCCACCTATTATTTTATCACCTTCCCATCTTAGCTCTCTAATGGCGTGTGATGCATTTTTTAGGTTAATTACTTGAGAATCAGGGTGGTCTAGTTCACCACAAGTTTCGGTTGATTTTTGATCTATTTTTCTTTGGAAATTATCAATTTCACGCTCCCATAACTCTTTTTTATAATATCTACCATTACCATTTTTAACCTCAACAGTAGCTAAAATACCTTCAACGAAAATATTTCCACCTCTGTTTAATCCTTCAACAAGTCGAATAGGACTTGATTTAAATTGTCTAGTTTCTATTAAGAGTTCTTTGTTCATGGTTTTAATAATTATGAGGCACCTAAATCAAATTTACCCATTAGATGTTGTTCAACAAATTTTATTTCTTTATCCATATAAGCAGGAAATTCAGAAAGAACATTTTCTAAAGCATCTTCATCGGGCATATTACCGCCTGCATTATCTCTTCCTGTAAGTCTTTCAAACATTTTTTCAGCTTTATCAGCTAATTTTTCCATTTTTTGTTGATCAAAATCCGTTAACTCCATTCCTTCGACATCATCTTCTTCAAGTTTAGCTATTAATTCATCTGCCTTACCTGAAACAGCATCTAGTTTTTCTTCACTTGCATCTAATGCATCTTGAGCTTCTCCTTCATCAAGTGGTTCATCTTCATCAATTACTTCTTTTTTCTTTGGAGTTGATTTAGCTTTTTTAGCAAGTGCTCTTTCAATTTTTGCTTTAGCTTTTTCTAATTTTTTAATATCTTTTTGAAGTTCTTTAACTTTTTTCTTATCAGTTAAAGCTTTTAAATCTTCGTCTTCATCAATTCTATTAAGACGTGCACTTTTCTTTTTAATTAATTCAGCAATTTTTTCAAGTTTAGATTCAAATACTTCATATTCAGCTAACTTGTTGATTTCTTGTAGTTCTTTTTCTACACTTTCTCTAATTACTTTTCGAATTTTAGATTCATACATTGTTGTAAACCCAAACCCACCAGCTTCTTCAGCAGCCATTACTCCTGTATTGCCAGTTTCTCTCCCATAATCTTGCCAGTATCGGTTAAGCATAGGGGCATATGCTTCACGTCCAGATCCCATTTTTACATTTTGAAGAGCATTCCAATCTATAGCTGCTTCTTTAACTTTAGGATCCCCATCATATTGGTTGTTAATTACATCGTCTAATCTTGAATTGAAATCATCACTTTCTTTAAGTGATTCATTTTTAGGTGATTCAGGTTGACCCATTCTTTTTCTAAGGTCTTTTTTAAATTTTTCCCAAACTTCATCAAATCCATCATCCTCTTTATCTTCAAATACATCAGCATATCCTTCTTCTAATTCTTCATTAATTATAGAACGAACTACTTTACGGATTTGGTCTTCTTCGTTAACTGATTCTTTATTTTCTTTTAAATTACCATATCCAGAAGACTTATATTTACCTTTAGGTTCTTTTGGTTCACCTAGACCAGGTGCGTCCATCGTATACCCTAAATCTTTTACACCAAATTGACCTTTTTCAGTGTAATATATAGGATTTTTTTCAAGATTTTTAATTACAATGGCTTTTAATTGTTCCATTGTTTTATCT